GAAGAAAGTTGGCAAATGTTTGTTTCTTGTAAAGGGAAATACAATATTTGGAAGGATGAGTGTGTTCAGAAGGTTGGTTTGCTGATTGAAAGAGATTTTGTCTTTTCAAGAACTTTGGTAAATACCGTTAAGGAGCGAATTTGTAAGGTTCCCGACTATATGTCGGAAATTGTCAATGAGTTGAAGACCCTTGCACATGGTTTCAAGGAACAGTGTAAGAGCGTTTTGAGTAAGATCAAAGAAATTATAGATCGTCACCCTTTTCTTTCTATTGCTGCAATTACTGTCCCAATTGTTTTGGCATGTTTGTTCAAATTGTGTCGTAATAAAACAAGTGAAAGTGTTTTGTTAGATGCTCACCATGAGGGTTGTGTCGAAGGAGTTAGGTTCCAACATCGTCACAAATGTTTATGGTGTAATAAGGTTTATTCTCACGTCCACGCCTTCGTTAATGTTCAAGAGGCTGTTAAGAGGGGTCAATTGTGTCCAAAATGTCAGCGTAAGGGCGTTTCATCTGAATTTGATTTTAACGAACCAACTGGATATCGAATGGAATTGGGAACTTTGAAGACATTTGTTCCTTTTGCTCTTGTGGAAGTTGATGACAATTACGATCCAGCATATGCAGAAGAGTATGAACAAGAATTGGCTTCTTCTGGCGATCCCAAGACTCGAAAAGAGAAGAACATTTCAGTGGAACTTGTTAATGAACTGTCCAGTTCAGGAGATTTTCAAACTAAAAATCGTAAGCAAATAACAACGGAACTTTCTGCTTCTGGTGACCCTCATACTGCTCGACAAAGGGTTATTCGGACTGAAGGAGCGGAGGATTTGGAATCTCAATTGCGAAATGACGTTCAGGCCCACACGGTTTCACAGAAGGCATTGCGAAATATGTATGTACTAGAATTCGGAGATGGCTTGAATTTTCCTTTTTCCGTGAAGTGTATGTTTTTGAAGGGAAGGATTGCAATTACGGTTGCTCATGCGCTTCCCTACTTGAGAAAGTATTCCCACGTACGCATACGTAATCAACATGTGAAAGAAGGACATGTAATTTCATCCAATAGAATCAAGGACGAGCAAGTGAAGGCCAAGAATGGAGACTTTAAGGATCAGGTTTTGTTGGAATTCCCAATTAATGTTCATGATCACCCTGACATTACTAAGAATATTGTGAGGGGAACTGATATGAAGTTTACCCGTATACCAGCAGTTTTGATGATTACCGACATTCATAATGTTGCAATGAAATATGGAACAGCTGTTGGAGTTGATAAGGTAGTAAAATATGCAGATTCAAAGGAGGATGCACTTTATCAGATTAGACAATGTTACGAGTATTCTTTTGAGACAAGTAGTGGAGACTGTGGAGGAATTCTCTTTGGACTTTCAACATCACTTTCAAAGAAGATTTTGGGTTTGCATGTTGCTGGTGCCAGGGGTCTCGGTGTTTCTTCTCCTTTCAATATTGATGATATTGAAAGGGCTTTGGAGTCATTTGCGTTGGGAGCACAAATTAGTCTTGACTTGGATAATGTGCTCAAAGATCAGACACTGTCCAAGGTCGAATTGCCTGAAGGTGATTTCGTCCCAATTGGAAAGGCAAGGTTGAAAGCTGGAGCGCCGTCACAAACATCAATTAGACCAAGTTTAATTTATGGTCAGTTTTCTGAGGTTCTTACTCAGCCGAGTTGTCTGCGTCCATTCAAACGGAATGGTGTGGAAATTAACCCGATGATGAAGGGACTGAAGAAAGCTGGAAAAATCCCACCTGAAATGAATGATGTTTATTTGAAATCTGCTATCAATGACGTTGAAGGAATTGTAAATACCAACATCGACCCTTTACATGCGCGTGTTTTGACAAATATGGAAGCTGTTGCTGGTGTGGAAGGTGATCCTTTTCTTGCTGGAATAACACGAAGCACATCTGCAGGATACCCCAGATCTGCCGAAACTCGAGGACTTCCTGGAAAAACAAAATGGCTCGGCAATGATGAATATAAGTTGGATCCAGAAATTGAACAGGAAATGATTTCAATCGAGGATAGAGCGAGGAGAAATGAGAGGACTCCCACGATCTGGACAGACACCTTGAAAGATGAACGCCGAGTTCATGAAAAGGTTGAAGAAGGGAAAACCAGGGTTTTCTCTGCTGGACCCATGACTTTCACACTTGTGTTTCGAAAGTATTTTCTTGGATTTGCTGCCCATTGTGCGAAAAACAGAATTGATAATGAAATTGCCGTTGGTACGAATGTTTATTCTTATGATTGGACCCGAATAGCCCAAAGATTGCAAAGTAGGGGTGAGAAAATAATAGCTGGAGACTTTTCGAATTTTGATGGAACCTTACCTTTGGAAGTTTTGGGCCCAATCGTGGAAATTGTCAATAAGTTTTATGATGATGGAGAAGAAAACTTTCAAATTCGTCGCGTGCTTTGGAAGGAAATTGTCAATTCAGTTCATATTCAGGGTGATAATGTGTATTTGTGGACCCATTCACAACCATCTGGTTGTCCTGTAACCGCAATTTTGAATTCCATTTTCAATTCTATTTCAATGAGGTATGTTTGGATGTTGGTCGTTCCTATAGCATTGCGTTCAATGAAATCCTTTAACAAGTACGTGCGTATGATTTCCTATGGTGATGACAACCTTGT